CTAACGCACGCAGCCGGGGCTTGCCGGGCGAACTGTGCATACGTACTCTTGAAGTGCCCTCAATTTATCGATTTCCCGTTGATCGTCACCGGCGACAGCGAAAGCGCGCTCCGCAGTCGCTCGGTCGAGGTCTGCGACGGCGGTGGCACCATCGCCCACGCTGGCGGCGCCGGCACCTCCGGACAAGCTGTCGGCACCGGCTGGAGAACAGTTTCGGACCGTGACGCGCAGCTGGTCAGTGCCGGCAGCCAGAGCATCGCGATAACGGCGATTGTCGTTCTCATGATCCATCCGCTCCTTCGTGAATTTTGAGTCCACGGCGGCCACGCGCGCAGCCGCCGTATCGTGAGCGGCAATCGCGCGCTGCTGGGCATCGAGCGCAGTGCGCGAGATCGCCAGTAGATCAGCCGCATGCTTCTGCCCATCGGTGGCGCGCTCGGCCTTCTCGGCAGCCAGAGCACGCGCATCGAACACATGCATGCCATACGCCCCCGCGGATATCGAGAGTGCAACTGCAAGCATGTATCCTCCTGCTCGCCCTATCATGACTGCTGCGGCCTCTTCCGTGTCACCAACGGCTGTTTGAAGAACATCATTCCGAGCACGGCCAGGCAGAACCCGCCCGTGATCACGGGCTCTCCCGGCCACACTTCGTCGTAGCCTAGCCAGATCAGCCCGGCGAGATTCCAGAGGCCACCGAACTGCGTCATGCCCAGGACGATGCGCCACGCGAACGACTGCGGCAGAATCAGGAGCCATCCCACCGCGGCGCACAGCACGAGGTGAAGCAACACGTACACCAAAATCAAAGCGCTCATTCCTTTTCCTCCGATCCCGCAACGCGATCCAGCAGTTCCTCTGCGACTCTGTCGCCACGTCGCTGAATCACACGTATTGCGATCTCAGCGACGATCGGACCAGCCGTCCCGATCACCAGCGCGACGCCTCGCTGCAAAGCAATACTGTCGCCACGCAACCAGTATTCGACCACCGCGGGTGCGACGAACAGCGCCATCAGAGCGCCAATGATGATGTGCGCGAACATCAATCGACGATTCGCAGGGGGCACTACGACGACCCTCACGAGCGAGCCGGCCGCGCCTGCCGCGAAAACGGATAGCGGGCCGGTCAGGTAACGCACGTAGTCCACTGCCCCCTCCATCAAGATTTGCCGGTGGTCATCATCTCTGCGAGCCGCGTCGCGCGCGCACCGACCTGCCTTGCCCATTTCGAATCCAACATGCCTTTTGATGCCGCAGCGTAGTCGCCTCGCTTTATCGCATCGAGGGTGTTCACGAACGTCAGCAGGCCGCCGCCCATATTGAATGCCATGTTGACCATCGCGCGCTGTCTGACCGTGTCAAGCTCCCGCCACCACGGTAGCTTGGCGTCAAGCCACGTGATGGTGCGGTCGATATCGTCTGCGAGCAGCATGTCGCATTCGCTCTCGCTGATGCCGACGTCGGTGAGGTTACGACCGACACCGATGGTGATCTTGCCCACGGTGTCGGTGTAGGGCATCAGCCGCCGTCCTTCATCCCGGCTGAGTTCGGCGATCAATGTCTGTCTGTCCATCACTGGGCGGGCTCCTTCTCCGTTGATTTCACGGAAGGTTCACTGGCGTCATCCGTCTGTCGAGCGTCGTCCTTACTCGAATCGCCTGCCGTTGGCTTCGATTCGGCTTTCTCTTTCGACGCATCGATTCGCGCTTGCCCCTCGGCGATACGGGCCTTCTCCGCTTCGATCTCGCCGCGAATCTGCTCGATCGAGTCAGCAGTCGGCTTGTCAGGCCAGTCACAACGATCCGGGAATGCGGAACCGTTGATCACGTCGACGAGCTGCATCTGATATGCGCTCCATGCGCGGAACGTGGCCGTCGCGAGATCGTCCAGCAATCCCGCCGCGACCGCGCTTTCCTTGCCGAGCGTCTGCCGCTGCGCCTCGGCGTAGCGCTTCTCGAAATCCTCCATCGCGAGCTTGCGTTTCGCTGCCGCCACAATCTGAGGATCGACCGCCCAATCACCATCGTTCCAGACATACTCGTCCGACGGCCGAGCCTTCTCAGTCAAGCCAGTTTCTTCGGGCGTCACGCCCGCGCGCGAGATCTCCGCCGGTTCGCCATTGCTCGTGCGATACAACACGCGCCCGCGATAGTCAGGCAACAAGGTCCACGCCCCGTCACGCCAGAACGGCCACGTGTGTCGAGATCGATCCGGCAACGGGGTGTCGGTAGAAAAAGCGGGCATAAGCCAGCGCTTCTCGTTTCTCGGATCAGGCAGAGCCAGAGAACTGCTCACGTACTCGCCGGTCTCGCTGTTGAAGTGATGGATCATCATGATTTCGCTTCCTTCCTCAATAAGCACGCATCGTTGCCAGCAGCGCGATGTTGCGCGGACGCGATTCGCTTCCTCCATCTGCGCTGACGGTAACGGCATGGCTGTGCGTGCCACCGCCGCCGATACCAACGTTGTGACCGTGATTTCCCGCCCAGTCGATCCAGATTCCGGTATCCGTATGCGACGTGTATCGAATGTCTTGTCGATCCCAGTTATACGGCCCCCATCCTTGGCCATAGTCGACAGCGACAACGCCAACACGACCCATTTCAACCGTGTGCGAGTGCCCAGGATCTTTCGCGACGTGGTAATGCGACCCCTGTGTGTCAGTCCATGCCGTATGAACGTGGTCTGGCGCCGCAGACGCCGTGGCGCCGTGACTATGTGAGCGGTTCATGCTGTCTTGCCATGAACCGCATACGCGGCCGCTATCAACGCCCCGACCGTTGTCCCAACATCGAATATGTTCGCCACGAAGCTCCGGTACGCGAAACGTTGTCGCACCATCTCCGTCAGAAAAATTACCCCAGTTATCGTCGTGCCAATTGGCGTCAGATACAAGCGCCCCACTCTCCTGTGCGTATGACCACAACGCCGGATAATCTTTTCGGAGAAGCAGCGCGCCGTCCAACACGAGATGACCTGCACGAGGTCGTGAACGTGCTTCAAAGTAAATCGCCCCGATATCCGCAGTGCTTATAGCGCGCACGACAAATTCAGTGGTCGCGATCCTTTTCGAGTTGTCTTCAAAGCTAGGCGTGGGCGCGCTAGGACTGCCGACAAAGGCGGGAGATTCGATCGCCGCTTTTCTGTTTGGATCGAAGTTGCCGGTGTCCCACGGCGTAGCATTCCACATCGGACGAGTTGGCAACCTCAACGTACCTTGCTCATCGATGACACCGTAGTTGTAGGCACCGGTCGGCCCAGTCCGGAACACGAGATTGCACTTGCCAGGGTCGTTATAGACGACCGAGCCAGCATCACCGTCGCGCATACCTTGATTGAGGGCCACGTTCGGCAGATACAGTGCCCCAGTCATCGTGCCGCCAGCTTTGGCCACAAGCGCACCAGGATCAAGGTTGTCCGTATCCCAAGGCGTCGCTCCCCAAGTCGGCCTCAAGGGCAACGTCAACATGCCCTCGTCATTGATGTGGCTGTATCTATAGGCGCCGGCCGAGCCGGTTCGGAACACGATATTGCGCTTGCTGGGGTCGTTATATATCTGGGGCGCAGCCCCGTCATCGGGCAAACCTTCGGTAAGGCGCACGATGGGGACGTTGAGCGGGCCTGTCATCGTGTCACCGGCCTTGAGCACAACCTTTCTTCCAAACCCTGGATCGCCGCCCACCGCGCCCGCCAGCTTCCCGAGCGTGTCGAGCGGGCCAGGCGCGCCACCGACGACATCAGCGACCTTCGTCTTCACCTCGGCGTGGGTCGCGTATTGGGGGTGAGGATTGGCAGCGGCTTCGTGCGACGCCATCAGCGCAATCATCGCGCTACCGTTCGGATCAACGATGATCTTCACCACGTTGCCAACCGCCTCGTCGATGCTCATGTCGTACGAGAAAACGAAATCCACGCCGGCGGACATGACGGCGTAGCGGCCGGCCTCCTGCGAGCAGTACGCGAAGAGAACGGAATCGGGCGATCCCGGCTCACCGGCCCAGATTCCGATCTCACACACCTCGTAGTTCGACGCCCCGATGAACACGGCCGACATGCGGATCTGCGAGTCCGATATCTTCTGGCCAGCCCCGATCGTGGCAAGTTGCTTCGGTGAGACGAGCGCCGTCTCCTTTCTGTCCGGAACACGATTCCCGGTTCCGAACTGGATGTGAGTCAGCGTCACGTCGAGCCCGTTGTTCTGGGCATTGAAGATGGCGGTCTGACCTACAGTCGTCAGTTTCAGGTTCAGCGGTTCGCTCACGCTATCGTTCCTCTGGCATTCAAAAGTTGGGCGGGATTGCCGTTACCCGCAGCAATCCACTGGGCTGTTCCCTCCATCGGCACAAGCAGATCGAGGGCACCCGACACATGCCAATTTTGCGCACCGCTACCTACCGCGATCAGCCGCATTTTTCCGATGTTGCTGGTCACTTGATGCCGCAGGCTAGGTACGAGGCGCGCGGGCATGACACTGGGCAGGCATCCGCGAACGAGATCGTCCTTCTCCGGATCCGGAAAGCTGTTGATCGTGATACGCACCCGGCTGGTCAGAAAAGCGTCGACGCCGCTCTCTTCCCGCACGTCACTGGGGTACGGCGACGTCTTTCCGTGCCAAAGCTGAACGGCCGTGCCGATGTTCGGAAAGAGCAACTGCAGGTAGGTGCGCAAGAAGTGCAAACCGCGCCCCTGCGTATCGCCGGCTTTCCAGGCGCGATACAGGTAACGCGTGGAAGCCTCCTCACCGTCTCCCTGGAGTAGCACCAGGCCGTCCGAATTGACGGCCCGCCGCACCAGTTCAAATGAACCGAGGTGCGCCATGCCAAGCACGTTCACGTCGAACAGCACAGGTGCCAGAGCTGAAGTGAACAGATGCAAGAACAGCCGTTTGAGATCAGCCTCGACCTCGTTCTCGACGTAGCTGTTCTCCAGCGGCAGGAGCCGCGGAAGCTGGGCATTCGAGAAATCGAAGGCCATGCGCTATGCGCCCCAGGAAGGGATCACGATGTTGGCCGTCGCGACGTTGACGGTCAGGCTTTCCGCATCCAGGTAGCGCCACATCTCCGGGCGGATCTGGATGCCAGACGGCTCGTCAATACTGACCGTCAAGTCGGAACCGGCATCGGCCAGCGCCGGCACCTTCTCGCGCAGCAACGCATAGACGCGCTTGTAGCGCGGGCGGGTTCGACCACGCCGCGACGCACTCGCTTCCCGACCGTACTCACGCAACAAGGCTTCGCTGATCTTCCGTCGCACGTCCGAAGCGATATACGACGTCGATACCGTGGCATTGATGGTCATCCGGATCCGCGAGATGACCGGTGTGAAGAACCGCACACGATAGCTGTCGTCGGCAGCGCGCACGGCCGCCTTGATTGCGATCTGCGTGGCCGTCAGGTCGGCATCCTCGATCTCGACGGCAGGCGCTGGGTGGCGCGAGTCGCCCTCGCCCCGAATCGCCTCGCCTCCGTCGCTCGACAGGCAGGCGATAAACAGCGCGTTGATGTTGTCCAGGCTGGCCCCGCGAGCCGCCTCCTCTGTTGCCTCATTCCACACGGAAAGGAACTGCAACGTCGGGAATGTCCGGCGCACCAGGAAATCAAATTCACCGAGGAACACCGCGTTCCCGTTGTAGATCGACGGGTAGCGCGCGAGATCCCGCAGCACCGACATCGGCATCGGGTTCTGGCCGGCGGCCAGTAATGCATCCATCTTCATGTCGACAGCAGCCTCGGACGGTGAGCTCAGATACGCGAACGCAAACGGGCTGCCGAAATCAGGGCTCACGTCGCCCGCGGTGTAGAACACCGTCAATGTGATCGCTGCGCCATCCTTCGGCTGGACGCCGACCACGCCGTCGAAGCCGAAGCGCACATAGACTTGCTGCTGGTCGTCGGCCTCGACGTGATACACGCGTTCTTCCGGCATGGTGTTCACGTAGCGGTCGCGGTATTCGTAGATGCCGTCACCGTCGCTCACGGCGACCGCGCACAGCACAGCCTCATCGTCGGCCGGTGGGATCGGGATCGAGTAGAACGGCTCACTTCCGTTCACGATATGCGTGAACGTGACCGCTCGACGTTGACTGGCCTCGAATGTCGCCTCATCGCCAGGAGGCACGGTGGCGGCCGTCTCAACGCGATACGGCAGGCCTGAGGAATCGAGCACGGCAGTCCCTGACTCGATCAGGAATGGGCTCGACCCAGCATTCCTCGCACGAACACGCACGCGTGCGGGCGTCGCCTTGCGCACGATGCCGCGCATTGCCGCATCGGCCATCACCGTGCTGTCGCGCGTTTTCTCGAACGGCTCAATCTGCGCGACTTCGATCTGAGCCGACAGCGCGCCCAGCATTGTCGCCATGGCGTCGAGATGCTGCGTGATTCTCGGATCGCCTGCGTGGTACAGCGGCGCGATCGTTGGGTAATCGGCGATCGTGTCGCGGATCAGTTTCTGGAAATCGGCTTTGGTCAGCACGTCATGTCCCCGGAACCTGGATTGCACGGCCGCCCACCTCAACGATGAGCTCGAGGCGGTCCGGTAGGGACGGCACGCCGTAAAGGTTCAGCGCGCCCGCCGGCAAGCTCTGGAGCACCGGGACGTCGGCCCGAAGCTTCTGCAGGAACGCCTCGGGCGCCCCGTCTGCCTGAGGAAGTTGCAACAGGGACTTGGCATCCTGCCCGTAATCGGATCCCAGGTAGCCGCTCACCGGCGTGTCAAGCCAGTGCCGCACCATGTCCTGAATGTCGTTGCCAGTGATCGTAGCCATGCCCCAACGGTAAAGGTTGGGCGACGATGGGAAGCGCGGCATTTTCCGGGTCAGGATGGACGCGAGCCGCTCGCTTTGCTAAATTCAGGGTGTCAGCCGCGCCCACGGGCTGCCTCTCTCGTAGAGTCCCGTGCGTAGCCCCGCCAGCGATGGCGGATGTCACCGGCGGCCACGATGGCGCACCCTTGCCGAGACGACGTTGTGTAGGCTCCGCAAGCGTAGGCCGGGGTGCGTCAGCCCCCGCCCCCGGCGCACCGCCATCACCCTTAATCCTGTTCGATGAAGACCGTCAGCGCCCAAGCATTCGAGCCCGGCCGCTTGATGAGATGGACTTCAGTGCCATCCCGGCCGACGATGATGCGCTCCACGCTCTTCACCGAGAACCGCCCGGTCTCCGCACCCTCGGCTATGGTCCGCACCATGCGATGAAGCGTCGCCAGGGCCTGTCCGGCTGTCATGCCATCCTTGCGCGGCCTTGCCTCCAGCACGTGCGAGATACCTTTCTCTCCCTTGCGCCTGCCACGCGCATCCGGCGGCCATCTCCCCTCGGTGCCCCACACGAAATCCACCCAGCCCAAGCCCTCTCGGTACATGGCACGGTGAACCGTGGTTCTTTCCTTCAGGGCCTTATCGATCGCAGCCAAACCACGCTTGATATTTGCCGGTCCAGTCGGTACCGCATCCAGGAGTACCGGATGAAGAATGGCCCTATATTCATGTAGTTGCAGCATCGCCTACGCCCCCAATCCGCCAGTCACGATATGCGCGATGCCACGCTCGCGCAGGTCTTGATTGACGTCCGACGGCGCTGGCGTAACGACCACGGGCTTGTGGCGGTCGCCGGACGCAAGCGGCACATCGATCCTTGGCGCTTCGGCCACGGCCGGCACAGCTGGCACACTCGGTACCGCCGGCACACGAGCCGACGCCACGATTGGCATCCCTGGTGCCGCGATGCCCACCGGCGCAACGGGCATCGGCGCCGCGGCGACGACGGCCGGCGCGGCCGGCTTCGGACTGCGACTCGCCCCGACGTCCGCAACCGAGATCTTGTCCTGTGCCTGCCGGACATCCGAAGCGAAGGCATCGCCTCGTCGCATCATCTTCCCCATACGGGCGTATGCCTCGGCGGCAGTCACACTGCCGTCGCCATACAAACTCTTGTTGCCCGATATGACCGCCTCAACGCGAGCGCGTTGCTTGTCGTTCCTCGCACCCTGCAACAGCGCATCGCGGACGGTCATACTGGGATCGCGTTGCATCCCCTTCAACAGGTTCTTGGCGTCCCTGTCGCCGAGATTGTGGAAGGCGTAGACGTTCGCATCATCGTCGGCGCCACCATATTTGCGCCCCTTCTCGATGTTCTCTCTCATGAATTCGGCCAGCATGCCAGCCTGGACCGTCTTGTCGCTCCGGTACTTCGCCGCCTGATCCCGCGTCAACCGGCCTGCTCCCGCCACGCCATACTTCGCGCCGTACTTGTTGAGCATGTCCGTCCACGTGCCGTCGAGGAACTGGCCGTAGCCGTGCGCCGACGAAATGCGGGTGCCGTCCTCTCGGATCGGCGCCGCCTCCGCATTAAACCCGCTCTCGAAGTTGGCGATCTTCGCGACCGTACCAGCGTCCACTCCCGCCTTTTCGGAAGCGCCGAGCAGATAGCGTTTGGCGTCGCGCCATCGAGCCGCAATGCCGCCGCCTATTGACTGCGCGCCATGCAAGAGCGTCGAGACACCACGCCCGGCCGTTGAATGCGTCGCGGCCCATTGCGCGCCATGCCTGATCCCGTTCACCGCCTTGCGCTCAACGACGGTGCCGAAATCCTTGACTGTCTTCGACACCGACGACCAAACACGCGACGCAGCGCCCTTGATGTCGACGCCGGTCTTGTCCTTGACGAAATCGTTGGCGGCGTCTCCCTGCGTCGCGACCCAGTTGCCAGCTTTCTGCCCGGCTTTCTTGACGCTCTGCCATCCCTCGGACAACCGGGCGAGTGCGCTGTCCCACGCTTTTCTCAACGTCTCAGTTGTTGCATCCCAAGCGGCGGTAATCTTGCCGGGGATGTCGGCCTCACGTAGCTCCGTCACCCACTCGCCGACTTTGTCGCCAATGATCTGGCCTGCCTGGTCGCCAAAGAACATGCCGGCCGCCCCACCCACAGCACCACCGATAGCGGTGCCGATCGGGCCGGCGAAACTACCGAGCAGCGCCCCAACCTTCGCACCAGCGAACATCCCGCCTACCGTGCCGGCGAATCCCCCAACGGCGGCGCCATCGTGCTTGTCTTTCTCGCGACGCGACATCGCATCGTCGGTCTCGGTATCGTAAATCTCGGACGCGGCGCCGATCCCACTGAGCAGCGATCCGATGAACGGCAGACGGCGCAGCATTCCCTTGCCGAATCCAAGCACGCCTCGCGCCACGCCTGCCAGGAGACCACCGCCACCGGACAGGAATTTCCCGGCACCGGCCGTCAATGTGCCTACGCCGGGAATCCGTTTGAGCATGGCCCCCAGAGTGCCAAGCCAACCTGAATCGCCGCCTGCTTTGGCGGCCGGCTTCTCGTCGAGGGATTTGAGGCGCTTGGCGGCCGCCTTGCTGAAGGCGCTCTCGTCTTTGCGGAAACCCGTCAGCGACGCGTAGATACGTCGTAGCCACCCCTCCTGCCGCTTCTGCTTGTCGCCACCGCTCAGCAGTTCGTAGCCACGCGCCATCGGCTGCGCGACCTCCCGAAAGGCTTTGATGGCCGGGTCCGCCTGCTCCATACCGACGCTCGACTCCTTGATCGCGCCGACCAGCCGCTCCGCGAAATCGTGCAAGCGGCCGTCGTCCTCGTCTTGCCCATCTCCCGCACCAGCACCGGGCGCCGTTCGTGAGCGCTGTGGCGGTTGCGCCTTCGGACGGCCTGCATTGCCGATAAAACGTCCGCGACTGTCACGATTTCGTGGCTGAGCCACCGCGCGATGCGTCGTCGTGCGGGCGGCATCCGCCTCAGGCTTGGTCGGCACCGCCGGACGACGCAGTTCGGGTTGCACGCTCGCAGGCGTCCGCCCTAGATCTGCGTCTGGGACGAGTTGCGGCACGACCGGCGCTCGCGGCCTGACTCGAGGCACGGTCTGCGCATGGGCCAGCAACGACGCGATACCCGCGACACCGGCATGGATCGCCCGCACATCGTTACGCATCGCGACCAACGACTTGCTTCTTTCCAGTTCGATGGCATCACCCACCAGAAATCCCCGGGGCATCGTGTTTGAGCGTCGCCATCACGGCCTCATGAAGGTATCGAGTTGCGAGAACGTCATGTGCACCTCTGATAGTCCATCCTCCCGGCGCGACAGGCTCAGGTCGAGATTGGCCGGACGGAACAGGCCGATGTCCTCGTAGCCCCCGCGGTTGCTACCTCGCGTGATGAACGCATGCACGACCTTGAACGTGATCGCGAACGAGTCGGGAACGCCGACCGTGCCGTCGCGCGCGGCAGCTGCGCCGTGATGGGCCGCGAACCACCGCTTCAAGGAACCGTGCTGATCGTCGAGCGTCGTGATGCGCAGCTCCACGGGCTCGGCGCCCTGAACGACGTCGATCACCGCGCCGCCGACGCGGCGCTTGTCGCTGGTCACGATGAAAGGGGAATACTCGACCTCCGTGGCAAAGAGGTTGAATCGCTGCGACATGTCGCCGGCCAGCCGGCTCGAAACCTCGATCAGCCACAGATTCCGCTTGGCCAAGCGCTCACCGCGCATCTGGTCATAGATCTGACGGGCTTCGGTGGGACTGATCCCGCCGAACAGCGGCGTCGGCGAGCCCCAGAACATCGTCTGCGCGGCAACGCCGCTCATGCCGGGCAGCAGATCATTCAGCAGCCCGGAGTCGAGCAGACGCATGCCGGCGGCGTTCCAGTCACCGTTCAGCAGATCGCCCAAGGCGCCGGCCCCCACATTCGCGGCGCGCTGTGCCTGAATCGGCACGTACTTGTTCACCAGATTCATGCCGGCGTTGACGCCCATGCTCTGGCCCATGCCCGTCACGGCCTGCGCGAGCTTGCCCCCGCCCAGGACGCCGGCCGCCGCGTCGGTCACGCCGCTGATGCCGGTGGTCAGGCCGAAGCGAACCGAGTCGATCAAGCCGCGGCTCGACAGCGTGTCGGCGATGTTGTTGTAGAGGCTCATAGCGGCTCCCCTTCACGATCCTCCATCGCGCCGAACCTGCCGCTACTGGGATCTCGGCCGCCGTCTGGCGGTTTCGCATCGACGATCGTCGCGTACAGCTTCGCCTGGTCCTCGTCGAGCATCATGGCCTTGGTCAGGAACTCGATCATCACCTCCTTGCTCGCGCCCATCTCGCGCATCATCTGCATGCCCTGCGCGAGCAGCATGCCGGCATTCATCGAATCGGTGCGGGTGCGCTGCTTCTCGGCCTCCAGCGCCGAGATCGAGCCGAAGAAGTTGATGGCCCAGGGGCGATCGGACGGATTGAACACCATGCCGTAGCGGCGCATGGTGTGAATGTCGATGACGTGGTTGAAGAACTCGGCGAGCGCCACCCGGATGATCCTGGCACGCTCCGCGGCCTGCGCCGAGGTGCGAAAGAATCCGCCCTCGCCGAGGCCGCCCGCCATTTGATCGGCGAATCCGATCATGGACAGATCGACGCCGATGGTCCCCGACAGCAACCGGGCATGCAGCAACACATCCTCGATGCTGATGCTGCCGGCCCGGCCGGGCTGGCCGCCGTTGGCCGGCCCCACGGTCGTCAATTGCTTCTCGCCGAACACCGGGATGAGGTGGCGGATCCGCTCCATCACAGGCCGACCCCGCTTCACGGCTTGCTCGGCGTAGCTTTTCGAGGCCTTGAGCATGTCCGTGAGCGAATCGACGAACCGCTTCTGCTGCTCCAGCGTCATGGACTCGAGGTTGACGGCCACCATCTGCTCGTCGATGGAATCCATCCAGCGCTGCCCCACCAAGCCCAAGAGCGATGCGGTCAGGTTGTCGTATGCCTCCTCGGCGTTGTAGAGCAGCGATCCGCCCGCCATGCTGGGCATGATCGGCAGGTTGTCGAGGTTGTCCTCGGTGATCGCCAGACGAAGCGCCTTTTCAACCACGCCATACTGCGGCACCCATTGCGTGCGCGGCATCTTCAAGCGCGCCATCTGCGAGACGTCCAGGCGCTCGAAATTGCGTTCGCCCGTATAGACGGCGAATCCCACCGTGCGACTGCCGCGCTCGTAGGGCTGCACCAACGGTGGCCGCACCATCTCGTCGACGTACAGATCGCTCACCCCCCGAGAATTCGCGTAGATCCGCGCATAGGCGTCTCCAAACGTCGACCCGGTATAGGCCATCTGATGCGCCACCCGGTTGAAGAGTGGCGTCAGGTCGGCCGCGATTTCCTGGCTGATCGCCGACAGGCTCCGGTTCTTCTTGGCTGCGGCGGTCTGCTCGATGAACACGAGGTCGCCGCTGGTTTCGTGGCCACCGAGCGCGGCGGTCACGAGCAGCCCCACCGCGGTGGAGACGATGGGGCTGCCCTCCATCAAGGACCACTTTTCGTAGATGATCTGCCGTGCCCGCGCGCCGCGACTGCCCGAGCCGAGCAGCGACGCGACCGTGGTGGTACCGGCACCGTAGAGAAACGTGTCGGACTGGTCGATTTCCTTGACCGGCTCGACGTTCGTGGAAGTCCATCGCTTTCGGGACAAGCCGAAGCGCGCCAGGAAACCCGGCTTGCTCGGGTTGGAAGGGTGTTGTGTATCGGCCATGCTGGCAGGGTAGGCCCCCGACAGCAGCCGACTTCGATCGATTTTCCGCTAACGCTCCGAACCGACATGCCCAAAGGCTATTCGGCCAAGGCTGTCGCGCTCCCTGCCATCTCGGCGTCGCCGAAGATCGCGTCCAGCAGCGCAGGATTGCTCGCCGCCTTCTCGAACACCTGCCCCTCGGCGATCGCGCCGAACAGTCGATCGAAGGCCGCATTGATGCGGGTACGCTCGTCGCCTTCGGGATACGGCTTCCATTCGGTGCCGAACAGTGGATCGACGTGATACTGGTTGTCCGCGTAGACGCTCAGGTAGTCGTTGCGGCGATCCAGGCTGGCAAGCTTGTCCTCCAGCCAGGATTGGAAGCCGCGCGCGGCCATTTCCTCGTGACTTGACCAGTATTTGCCGTAACTTCCGTTGTCCAGGATAGCCGCTTCCTTGGCGAAGCTCGACACTGCCTGTCCCGTCTTCAGATGTGCTGATGTCTCACCAGGCGTCGCATAGAAGGCCGCGGCGAGCTTGCGCCAGCTCTTGCGGTTCTTCAGGCTGCGCGGATCGCTTCGACTGCCGAAGTAGGCGTCCACGGCCAGCACCGCCGCTTCGGCCCCGCCAGCGTCCTTGATGGCACGCGCCAGTGCATTGCGTGGCGAGTCGACATTGACGTGGGCTACCCGGACGTCCTGCTCGGAAAAGTCGATGCGCTCGGTCAGGCGGTTGTCACCGGTCAGCATGGCCTCGCGCAGCTCGACCACCGCGTCTCGAATCGGGCCAGGTGGCAGCAAATCCGGATTCATTGTCACGAAATCGTTCTTTCCTCCGCTGGCCTCCTCCTTCACCAGTTCGTGCAGGATATTATCGATGGCGTGGAACAGTTCATGGCCAAGACATCCCCCGCCGCCCATCTTAGTCAGGTTGACAACGCGATGGACAGGCTCGTAGTGCGCCCGCGCCGCGTTCTTGCCACCCGTTCCGCGTGCGCCGAAGGCCATGCCGAGCCGGCCGCCGAGGCTTAGCGCGGAAACCTCGATACCGAGCATGTCGGCCAGATCGGACATCGCGGCGGCGGTCTGCTCCACATGGAACTTGGCGCTGTTCGGGTCTTTCAGCACCCAATTGCCTGACTGCACGTCGCGCAAGCCCAGCATGTCTTTCAGCGCCTGCGTCGAATTGACCGACACGGGCGCGCCGCCGCGCCGCTCGAACTGGTCGGCCACCCGCAGTTGGAAGTTCACTTCCTGCCTGGTGGCGTCCCTCGGCGCGGTCGGCCGCTCCTTGTCGGCCCAAGACCAATCCGGGATCTTGCCAACCTTGGCATTGGTGACGTGTCCGGCGAAGGAACCAGAGCCCCGGAAGCTCCGGTAGTGGACGAGCTTCACGAAGCGCTCGCCGAAGGTCAGCCAGGAACGCGTCGTCTGGTTCTCGACGAGATTGCGCGTCCGCGCCGCCTTCACGAGAGCTTCACGCTCGCGGCTCATACCGGTGATCTGCTCGCGCAGCGCCTCGATCTTCGGATTCACGTCCGCGCGAATCGTACCGAACTGAGACCAGAGCCCATCGGCAAGCGTCTTCGCCTCGTCCACCGTGCGCTGCTGCTCGTCGCTGATGGACCAGCCGCGCCGCTTGCGCTGCTCCAAGGCCCGCTCGGCGGTGTACAGGGCGCTCCGTGCTTCCTGGGCCTCTTGATGGACGGCGTTACTGGAGCCGTCCAGCGCCCGGACCTGGGTCGACATCTCCCGCATCTGCTCGGTCAGCAGTTCGTACTGCTCGGCCTCGTCCGGGCGAAGCATCGTCCCGTTCAGTTCGTCACGGATCTCCGCCACGACTTCCAGCACCTGGGCCACGGTCTTGACCGATTGCAAGCGGTCGCGAATCGACTCCAGACCGATGGCGTAATCCCGGCGTGCGCCGGGACTGTCTTCGGCCGGCGCCGGCGCGATGCTGGCGTAGATCTTGTCGATCAGGAACCCGGCAGCCGGCTCCATGCCGGCATCCTGCAGCGCTTGCCAGTCAGTCTTGCCGAATAGGTTGGCCTTGACCAACATTTCCTTCGCTTGGCGCGGGTTGTGCTCGATGGTGTCGAAGTCGATGTCGCTCGCACGCAGCCGCTGTCCGGTCTTGCGCGCGCTGAAGATCAGGTTGGCCGCCTTCTCCTTGCGGCTGTCGGCGATGTAGCCGGTGTCGCGGTAACGGTAGTTCGGGCTGTTTGGGTCGTCGGACAGGCCGTCATCGTCGGTCGCAGTATCATCCGACGCCCCCAGCGCATTCTCCGCGTCGGCCTGCGCGGCAGCAGAAGCAGGGAGGACATCGACAGCCTCATCGCCGACGATGAACAGGTTGAGCACCATGTCCCCACCCTCATCGTCGGCGGAATCCAGAGTCTTGACGCTGCTATCAACATCGGCTAACGTATTTTCGTCGCCATCCCCCGAATTGTGATCGGGGATCGATTGCGGCACAAAAGCGGCGCTGGAGCTATCCAGTGCCGTTTTTGTTTTGGCCTCGCCCCGGTCAATCAGAAAGTCGTAGTACAGCGTCCCGCCCTTGTCTTCCTCGATGACCAGTTGCAGCGCCAGCGGATTTCCATTCAGGACAGCCGCCGATTCGAGGTGGTAGTACGCATCCACGGTGGGCTTTGCGCCGAGCTTGTGGTTTACCTCGCGCACCGGGTTCTTGCCCGCACCAATGATCTTCTCGATCGCCGCGATCAGCTTCAATTTACGCGGATCGGCACTGAAGGCCAACGTTTCCTTGATGCCACGCTGGCGAATCTCCACCGGCTTGCCCAGCGCCGGGCAAGGAACGAGCTTGCCACGCAAGGAGCGGAGATATTCACGCGCAGCGGCGCGCAACTCAACCTTGCCTTCCTCGGTATCGGGGAAATCTCCCAGCTCATTGCCGGCGACCACGACAGGCACGTCCGCCTCGGGACTCACGTCAGGCGCCTGCGCGCGGCGTGCGGCCTCGACCATTGCCTCTCCGTCCACCTCGCCCGCGTGCTGCTCGGGCGTCGTCGGGTCAAAGTCGTCGGAGGCGGCTGGCGCGCTCGGCAGCTCGAATTTGCCCTCAAACGGCTTGAACTTGTCCGTGGCCTGGTGCAGCACCTTGATCGGCTTCGCCGCATCGACGCTGCCGCCCCAGCGGCGATACAGCTCCACCTGCACCTGGCCGCCCCGCATCGCGTCGCGCAGCTCGTCCACTTGGTCGGCCGTGGCCTCGGTGGTGGTCATGCCATCGGGCGAAACCGCTTCCACCTTGCCCGTCTCGACGCGGAACGCATCGGGCGCCCCGGCCACGATGCGGCCCACCACGCGGTAGCCGGCCGTCATGTAGTCCGTCGTGAGGCCACCCCAGGCCGCCAGGAACTGGTCTACCTGCTCGTCCGACACCACCGACTTCTCGGCGGCCATCGCGGCGCGCTGCTGGTCGGGCGTCATCTTGTGGAACGGAATCTTCGCGTCGACCGAGCTTGCGTCCTCGGTGTCCGGTTGAACGACTTGGGATTTTGCCGAGACGGCTGACGCTTCGTCGCGGCTTGCAATCGCGTTCTCTTCCTCATCGATGAACAGGTTGAGAACCAGCGCACCCTCGACGACGGAATCCAGAGCCGCCTCGTTGACATCGATACCTTGGCTATCTATATTGGAAGCGTCCGGATGCCAAGAATCGTTGTCTTGGGAACGTTCGGGCACAAGGACGGCGCTCGAGGAATCGAGCGTCGTTTTTGTTTCTGCACGGTCCACAAGCAGGTCGTAGTGAAGGAGCCCGTTACTGTCTTCTTCGATCAGCACCGCGACCCGCACGGTCTCTCCGTCGAGCGCTACCGTATTTTTCAGGAGGAAGTACCGGCGCACGTCCGGCTTGCTGCCCCTTTTGTGATTGGGCTCTTCGACACTCTCCTGCGCCGTCTCGATCAACCTCCTGATCGCCGGGATCAGCTTCAGCTTTTTCGGATTGGCGCTGAAGGGGATCGTCTCATTGATGCCGCGCTTGCGAATTTCGACCGACTGCTTCAGGACAGCGCATTCGATCCACTCGCCGCGCATCGCCATCAAGAAGTCCTTCGCTGCAGCTCGCAAAGCCGTTCGCCCCTCGTCCGTGTCGGGAAAATCGCCGAGTTCATTGCCCCGCAAGGTGATCGGCTCAGCAGAAGCAGTGAGCTCTGTGTTCGGATGTGAGACGTCGGCCGCCGCATCTCCATCACCACCCGGCTCGTGCGGCTGGTTTGGCACATCGAGCTCGGGCTGTTCGGGCTCATGGGGCTCGTCAGTGTCGATCCCACTCTCTCCGGGCGACGCCTCGATGTCCGTAGCGGGCGCGTGCCGCACTTCCTGCTCATCGCGTTCTGCCTGGGCTGCTGCGAGTGCCCGCGCACGCGCCGCGTCCTCGGCCGCCACATGCGCCACCTCAAGATCGTGCTGCGCCGTGTCCAGCTCGTTCTCAAGCTCGGCGATTTCGCCTTTCAGCGACCGGATGCTCTCCATGCGCTCGGCGCGCTTGGCGTTGACGCGTTGGAACGCCGCACTATTCCTCTCGGCCAGCCGCATGATCCGGCGCGCCACATCGCGCAGGTTCAGGTCGATACCGCGCTCGGGTGCGACGACGATCGTGATGTCGCGCTTGTTCAGCAACCACTTCCACGAGATCACCTCGTCGGCGGGCGCCATCTTGTTCGGCGTCACGTCCGGGTTGTGGAAATAGATGCTCACGGTCTGGCCGTCGGACAACTCGAAGATCGCCGCGACATTGGCAACCCCGCGCTGCTTGAATGGCTGCGTGATCTGTACCGCGAGCGGCTTGACGTCATGGCCGGTCCGCTCCATCACGACGCGCAATAGCTCCATCTTGCGCGGCAAGCGTGCGTAGGGCGACGCGAGCGCATCGAGCGTCAGCAGCCCCTCTGCATCCTCGATGACTTCCTGCTCGCTCACCGAGTCCAACAGCAAGCCGTCAAGCGCGTCCGAGCATCGGATCTCGTAAAGCACTCGATCAAGGGTTCTGTCGACGGGCAGCGCGTCGCTGCCCCACTGCACTTTCTGGCTCACGGCTTCAGTCCTTCCTGGGTAGGGTATCGGCTGAACGCGTGGCACTAGCCTATCCGCTGCAACGAAGCGAAAACCATGCGATCGAGCCTTTCCGGCCGCACTCACTGCTGATGCGGCCTGCCAAGGAAATGGTATGGCTCGGAGGTACGAGGAATGTGCGGTGTTTTCCGCCCTACGACTTCACGCAGCGTGGGCCCACCCTGCTACGTCAGATCCAGCGCGGCAATCTGCATGCGCACCTCAGCGATGGCCGCTTTCAGCGCGTCGCGCTTCTCGACCAGGATCTGCTCCATCTTCGGCACCGCCGTACGAATGCCGACCGGCGGCCGCACCTTCGCCGCGGCCAACAGTTTCTGGAAGCGTGAGCGTCCCGCATCCATCATCTGTGCGATCTCCGCGATCGCCCGGACGTGATCGTCCTGGTTCTTGATCGGCAGGACTCTGCCGTTGAGCAGCACCTGGAAGATGTCGCCCGTCTGCTTGATGCGAAACGTCACGCGCTGCGAGTCGGCGAACGTCAGATCCATCTCACGGTAGGTCACGCCCGAGGTGCGCTTCAGGCCGGACACGATGTCCTGCTGAACGACGGTGGCGCCCGCTCGCGTGAAGTAGCGTACGACCTGTTTCGCCGCGGTCGACTTTGCCGAGAGATCGCGAAAACTGAATAGCAGATTCTTCATGGTTGATCCTTTACGTTGGGCCATCGGTCGTGCCGCCACCACGCTTCACGCCAGGATGCTTGTGCTCGCTGCCGACGTTCTTGCCGTTGTGCGTCAGTTCGCCCCCGGTGATCTGGAAGTTGCCGTGAATCCTCGACGTGCCGCCGCTACCACCGCCCTTGACGTTCAGACCGCCATCCACTGTCAGGTTGCCCGTGCAGGTCGTCTCGGCCGCATCGACGGTCACACTGGGCGCCTTCACGGTCACGTGCGAGCCCGACTTGACCAGCACGTCGCCGCCTGCAATCAGGTTCATCAGCGTGTCGGCCAGCAACTCCAGGTTCGCGTGATGCCAGCGGCGCCAGTCCACCGCATTGCCGGCCTGCGGGTTGCGGTATCCGGTGATAATCGGATACCGCGGATCACCTCCAATGAACGCGATCCACACTGCATCGCCCAGCGTGATCTCGAGCTCGGTTGAATGCGCGCCGTCGCGGGATTTATCTCCGATGGGGTATTCGATTTCCGCCTCGGGCAGTACGTCACCGCCATCGGTCAGCCCGGGGATTTCGACGCGGCACGTCCTGCGGCCTGCGTGATAGCCGCGCACGATGGCCGGATAGCGGCCAGGCATCAGGCCATACTCCATCATTCCTCCACGCTGCCCAGCCACAACCGGCTGTAGGTGTCGCTCGCGCCGCCGTCATCGGTGCCCGAGACGAAGGCATGCGCCGCCGTGATGACGACCAGCTTGGCACCGCTGGCAAGGGCGACGAGATCACCGGCACCGATGCTGCCGTTGTAGGCCATCCGCGGCGTCTTGCGATGCACGAGACAGCGCGTCATGTTGCGCAGGCGCTGGACATCCTTGAATGGTGAGAAGCGCACGACGCGGGGCTTGCTGCGGTTGCCGAAGATGGCCGCGCCGGCGGCGTCCAGCGAGAAGAACCAGGGCACCTCATGCCGCTCCATGAAACCGCTGTCGATGTCATCCGCCGCCACGTCAGGCAACGTCATCACGGGCGTCTGCTTCAGCAAATCCGGCAAGCGGACGAACTGAAGCCTGCCCCTGCGCCACCGAACCACGCCGCCCTCTTCCTGCAGGACTCGCGCGATCTGAAACGTCGGCGTCTCTCCCACTGGGCAGTAGAACCGCGGCACTGGGAAATCCGCATCGACGGCTTTGATCGTCGCCCCGGCGGCTCGGTAGATCGCCGATAGCGCTGCGCTCTCCTTGAGAATGGCGCGGCTGCGCACGTACGCGGCACCCTGGCACGCATCGAGCAGCGCGATAACTCGGAACGCCACCATCTCGCGTATGCCCTGAGCAACCCGGCTGCCCACACGCACCGACTTGACGATGCGCAGCACGTCACCGCCGCCCGTCGAGAGCGTCTGCCCTTCCTTCAGCAGTTTCTCCAGGCTGTCGTCGCCGGCCCGGATCTCCGCCTCCAGCGTGACCGGAATGGGCGCGAGATCAGAGCGCAGCGTCGCGGACTTGATCAAGTCGCCGCGAATCTGATTGCCATCGGACAGGAGCAGGATCATGGCGCGTCTAGACGGTCACGATCGGCTGGCAAAACGCCTTGCGCGGCATGTCCGCCTCGATCTGCGCGATTTCCGCAGCGACCTCGCTGGCTGAGCGGCCGAACGGATCGATGCCCAAGCCTCTGGAGGCCTCCAGCTGCAGCGCCGTCTCGCGCTCGACGTAAAGCATGAACAACGGACGGATCAACGCCCATTCGGAATCGTTGAGTTCCGTGTCCTTGCCGAGCTCGGGTACCGGCGTTGCGGTCTCGAATGAGCGGATCGCCGCGAATCCGGCATAGAACCGGGTCGCGGCCAGCAACTGCGCCAGCAAGGTGCCCTCGTCCAGCAGATTACCGGCCGGCCGCTCCTGCGACGCGAAGCGCTCCGCCAGTTCGACCAGCGTCGCCATCAGCGGTAATCGCCCGAGTTCCCCGGCAGCGTTTCGCCGAAATAGTGGAAAAACAGCGTGCCGGAGAACACCAGCACCTGCGAGCGGTTTTCCCAGTCACGATCCGGATTGTCCATCTGCATGAAGCAGTCGACGATCCGCTTGGCGCGCAGGTACTTCTGCGGCGTACCCTCGTACACCTTGGCGTTGAAGAGACCGCCGCGGGCGATGATGTCGATGAGCATGTTGTCGACGCTCCCGGCCACCGTCTCCTGCATGGAAATCTGGCCTTGCTGGGCGATCTTGATCTGCTGGGGTTGCCACATGTTGGCGCCGAGCGGCATGGGGACTTCAACTTCCCCGGTCGGCGAGATCTCGGGCCACGGGCATTGCTTCGCCAGAAGCCAGTTGGCCTCGAAGCCCTCGATCTCGAAGGCGAAGTCGGAAGAGATGACCTTCGCGCCGAGCGCGCGGGTCGTGTCGTAGTGCCCCTTCAGGAGGGAGGCGGTCGAGACGGTCATGGCGTGTCCTGTCGATGTGCGGCTGAACTGACTGCACAGTAAGACAACGCCCGCGGGCGACCAGGGCCGGTTTTCCGATCTCGAACGATCCATCGCCGCCTCCGATGTTCGAATTTGATGCCGCCGACCTAGAGGCAAAAATCCTGACAGCCACGGCAAGTCGAGGGCTCCCCTGCGACGAAGTAGCTCCCTTGGCACGCTGCCCATGCATTGACGAAAAGCCCTTTAGGGGCTAGATTAAATCGCATTGGGTAACGCGTCGCGTAGCCCGCTACCTCCGAAAAGGAACGACATGACGAATATGTTCGTATTCGCGCGGAATCGGCGCGACCATACCTATGGTTCTCAAATATTTTCCTCCGACGCCGGAGGATCTGCGCGCGCTGAAGACGGAGCTCGGCTTCACCGGCGAGCAGATGGCCCAAATGTTCGGGTTGGCCGGCAACAATCAGTGGCGGAAGTACACGGGAGGCGCCGATCCGCGGCCGATGGCACTCCCAATGCTGTTTCTCGCCTTGGCGCTCCAGGACCGTGCTGCCACGGTGGAACAGGTTCTCGAGAAGTGCCGCAAAGTCGGTGCGTCGATCGAGATTACCGACGAGTAAGCGCATCTGCTGACCGCTTGATCCCATCCACTGGGCATCTCGCCTCGATTGCTCGCGACGCCCTGAGAGCCGTAGTGCTCGCCCCCACCGATCGCGGCGCTCTCGATGTTGTCGGCGAGGCACTCCGCAGGCTTGCTGAGTTGACAAACGAAAAGGTGTCCACATGAGCGAGAACACCAGCGTCACCCTCCGAGCTGCGGATGAGCTGGATGCGGACATCCGCGCCTTTCGCTACGTCAGTGCGATCTTCGACGCGATTTCGCATCATTTGACGGCGGGCACGCCAGATCCGAGCAATTTGATCTCGTTGTGCGGCGCAGGCCACGAAATCGCCGTGTTGTACGGCAAACGAGCCGTCGAGGCTTCATGGCAGGTTCGTCACGCGCTCGCTGCTGCCGAGGCGACAGACTGCCCCGATCAACAACTGCGTCAATCGAACCAGGAACCTGCCCCGGATCGTGCTCGATCCGCACGACATTGATCGAATGGAATGCCCTCGCCGGTTCGTTGTATCCGGACGCGAAGCTCAGTGGCGGATGGGCCTCAGCCAGCTATACGGCATGAGCGCTCATCTAGTGCTCCGAGGGCATCGTCTTGCTGTTTGTGGCCGTCCGCGCAGCAGGACACTGATGAGCTCAGCCTTGTAGCTCAGGGCGTTTATGCCGCCTGAGCCAGCTCCGGAAACACCTTGATTTTTCGATGTGGCTTCTGCTGAGCCTGCCATAGGTCGTAGCGCGCCTGCATGATGACCCACATATCCGGTGACGTGCCTAGAGCAGCACCAAGCAATACCGCCATGTCAGGCGAGATACCCGCGCGGCCATTGAGAACGCGCGACAGCGCTGCACGCGTAATACCGAGTCGCTCGGCTACCATCGTGACGCTGAGATCACCCAGGTACTCGCGCAACACCAGTCCGGGGTGCGCCGGGTTATGCATTGATGTCATCGTCGACTCCTTAGTGATAGTCCTGATAATCCACAAGAACAGCATCCGTTCCCTCAAAGAAGAACGTCAGACGCCAGTTCCCGGTTATCCAAATAGACCAATGACCGTCGACGTCCTGCCCTTTCGGATTTTTCCCGGAAAGCGGGTGCAGTTTCCACGAGGCAGCGTTCATGTCCTCGGGGCCGGTGGCAGCGTGAAGAGCGGTCAAGCGAAGCTGGAGTTTCGTGGCGTGCGCAGCCACGATCCCCTTCTTGGTGCCTTTCAAAAAGAACTGCTCCAGCCCTTTATGTCGGAAGGTCTTGATCATCCGTATAGTGTATCGCTACACGATACACGGCACAAGATACCGTCTTTGTCGCATCTTCTTGGGATGAGAACTGGAGCGAGCCTACCAAGAAGGTAGCTGGCAAGATTAATCCTATCGCGTCTTGGCCATGAGCTTCGCCACAACCCCGGTGGCGCGGATCACGTCATTGAGCCGGCTCACGATCGCCGCCTGCGTCTTTTGCTCGGCTTCCCTTGCCTGCTTCCAGATCTCGAACGGCTTTCCACCGAAGAACGCTCGCACAACGCTCGGTGGCATGGCCATGGCGTCGTTCAAGGACGTGGCGGAATACAGCGTGAGGCTGGACGCCAACGCCATCAGATTATCCGACCAGTTCGCGCGCGATTCCGGAGAGACAGGTACGTGCCGGAAATCGGGCGGGCGGCAGATCGGCTGCCGCCCCTCCTTTCGGCATCGCCACGATACCGTCGCCCGTCAACTCGATCCTGAATAGATGGTGCAGTTTCTCGCGCCCCGAGAAAAACAAGCCCATGAGGACCGCGAAATCGGTCTCGGGGAAGCCGCTCAGGATCCGCATCCGCCCGACCAGAAACTCGTCGAACGCGCCTTCCCCGTCCGAGGCGTCGGGCACGCTCTCGCCGGCACGGACCATCTGCGCGGCCATTGCGCCGAGCAGCCAGTGAAGTCGCGCGCCAATGCCAGCGACCTCGCCGACCATGCGCTCGATGGACTCGGCCATCGCCCCAGTCAGGTGGCGGATGTGCCAGACATCGCCGCCAACTTCGCCCAGTTCGAGCATCGGCGCCGCCGTCTGAATATCCGTGCCGCCGTCCAGGTAGTCCGAGTAATGCCCCTCGCCGACGGCGAAATCCGGACCATCTTCCGCCGTCGCGGCAAGGTAATGGCACACCACCAGCATGCGCTCCTGGACCGTCCACCGGGCCGGATCGTCGAGGCCCTTGGCCGACTGGACAGCCGCGCGCAGGAACGCCGTGCATTCAGCCTCCGCCAGATGCGGCGGCATCGACGCCACGGCGATCGAGTCACTGAACGACAGTTCGCGCAGCTGCACCGTCAGGCGCCGCGTGCGCAGCGGGGGAAAATGGATCACGTTGTTCCTTCTAGAGAGACGTCACGGCCGCGTTGCTCCAATCCTTGCGGTCTATCGCGGTCAGCGTGCAGAGGGTCAGCGGGACGGCCAGTTCGACGTACCGGCCATTGACGTCCACCGGGGAATTCAGCGGCATGCCGATGGACTCGATCACCAGCGGGGAGAACGTGCGCCCCTTGTAGCGCATGGCGATGCGCGTCGGCGACCTCGACGGCATCAGCGCCTCGACGGCGCCCATTCCTCCCTTGAGCGTTTCAGCTGCACGCGCCAGCACCGATCCGTCCTTCGATAGCTCGATGGGGAGCGCCCATTCCATCAGCTTGTTGAACGGCGCCTCTACCTCGCTGGCCGTGTCTCGCCACGCCCTGAAAAGCGCCGTCACCGTGATCTTGACCGGCGGCATGCCGTTGAACACCTGCGTGGAGTTCAGCTTCGTGATGCCGGTGCGCCCTTCGAACTGCCGCAGGAAATCGCTGGACTGCTGCTGCGCGCCTTGGTCGGCTGCGTCATGCTTCTTCCCGACCACCGCCTCGATGATTGGCTGCAGCGCACCGGATTGCAGCATCGCCATCAAGGTCGGTGCCCGGGATTCCGGGCCGGCCTGCTCGAACGGACTCTGCCAATTCAACACCATCTCGAGACTCGCGTCGCCGAGCGGGGCCAGCACCGTCACCGGGTCGGTCTTCTCGGGAATGCGGCCCCAACTGTCCTCCCCCGTCTTCGCCACCTCGTAGAAGCTCGCGATCAGGTGCGGCGAGAGGCCGTCCCAGATCGAGGTGAGCGCGCTACCGTCCAGACTGGGCGAGACGCCAATGGCGGGAATGGTTGGCATGGTCGAGAGATGAGCCGCAACGACAGCGAATTGTCACAGGCCCGACTTGCGGCGCAGGCGCATCGACTTCATCCGGCGCATCATCGCCGACGCCGAATGACTCTTCATCCGCGCCTTGCGAATCGCCACCTTCTGGGCCGCGGACAAACGCACCTTCCCGGAGATCCGCTTGTTGATGCGCGTTTTCTTGCCACCGCGCACCACCAGCGTCTTGCGATACACGGCATCCAGAGCCGGCGCCTGATCGTCATCCGCGAACACGAAATCGTCGATGCCGGCGCTCGCCGCGTCGTCGCCTTCCGGCAGCGCGGACGCCACCAGATCACGGACGCGATCGGCCGTATCGCTGTCCCAGTCGTTCAGGAGCGAGCCGGCATCCGCCTCCGTCACGCCGAGCCCAACGAGATAGTCCCACGCGGCGTTGAGCGCGACCTCCAGCACGCCCTGCTCGTCGTCGGTGATCTCGCCGTCCTTGTTCGCGTCGGCGATCCCGATGAACAGTGCCATCAGGCGGTCCGCGTTGGTCTCGCCGTCGCCGAGGTCCTCGGTTTCGGCCCATTGCTGGACCACCGCCACCGCCGACATGCTGATATCGGACACGGTATAGTCGCCCGCGCCAGCCATCGTAGAATCGTCGGCATCGTTGGTGCTATCCAGCACCGGCTTGGGCGCAGACTCGCGGCGCGCCATCGCGCTGCGCAACAGTTCGGTCATGCTCATCTTGAATTCCTTGTCTGAAGAGTAGCGGTTAGCGCGTCAGCGTCTGGGTCACGAACGTGGCGCGGTTCGTCCCGTCGTAGCGGAGCCAGTACGACACGTCCATCGCGTCATAGGGGCGCTGCGCGTTCGGACGAACATCGAAGACCCAGGACCGGCCGTTCATCGATGGCTCGCTCGACGGCACCAACCACTTCGATGCGTCGGCCGCCTCGAACAGCGTGGTGAGAAAGTCCTGCGTCTTCTTCACCGAGACGGCGATCGGCAACTGCAGGTAGTCCTTCGCGGTGCGCGTCACCGCGTCGTCGATGCTGGTCGACATGTCGGCCACCGAAATCAGCTTCTTCAGGCTCGAGTCGACCTGGGCACAGGTCAGCGAGTCGAGGAATACGTAACGGCCGCCGCCAGTGTAGGTTTCGTACACGACCGGGTTGATCTTCGCCCGCGCAAGCGCGTTCTTGTCCTGGTCGCGCAGCTTCACCATCTGCGCCACGCCCGTGCGCTGGATCGGCCACTCCCGGCCGGCGATCGGGTAGTTCTTGCGCGCGAATCCCTTGGCGTTCTTTGCGGCGTTGCGCAGACAGGCGTAGGCGATATTCAGCGTGGCGGTGCCGAAAAAGCCTTTCGGGTTCACGCCGGTCGGATCGTCCGATTTCAGCGGCGCCCAGAACGCGTGCAGCAAGTGCGCGGTTTCGCTCGCGCCCATGTTCAGTTGATCAACGAATGCCCGGGCGGCATCCACCGACAGATCGCCGGGCACGTCGAATTTCAGCTGACGGTTCGTATCGAATGACAGCTGCGCCAACTGCGCGAGCAGTGCCGGGGCTTCGGTCGCGCCAGACGAGAGGTAGGCGTAGTCGAACTGCGTGTATTGCAGCTTCTCGCGCGCCGCCATGTAGTCCTGCGTGGTGTACGACGTGCCGCCTTCGTCGAAGCACCGCAGCACGCCCGACCTAGCCCATTGCTGCTGTCCGGTCGGGCCGTAGCCGTAGGCCTCGGAATCCACGGCGATCCGGGCATCGATACCTTGAGCACCGACTGCCACGTCCACGGCATCAGTTTGCGACGCCACGACGTCCGGCAAATATGCAGAATTGCCATAGTCGTCCTTGGCATCCTGATTCAACGATCCCGAGAACTCGTACAGTAGGCCGCCTGCCGTATCGCGCAGACGAAGCGTGATGCGATCGTTGGGTGCCAGGAAACTGCTGCCGATCGTTTTCTCCTCGGCATGGAACTCGAGCACGATGCCGTCGTTGAAGCATTCGAGATGCCGGACGGCGAACAGGAACCGCGCGGACGGCAGGACCTCGTCGACCGAGTAGGTGAACTTTCCCGTGGGCATCGACTTGGCGTCAGGTGTGCGCTCGACCGTCACGATCGCGTAGCTGATGCGCGCCGTGGATGGCACCAGGCGTTGCACGACGGCCTGATAGGCGCCCTTGTTCAGGGCCTCCACGACACACACCCAGGCCTCGTTCAGCGCGTTCAGCCGCACCTGCTCCCCGCTGCCCAGTCGCTTGAAGACGTTGCCCTTGTCCACGACGAACGGCTTGTCGATGCGCCCGCGCGTGGCGCGCATCACGATGCCGAAGATCTGGTCCGAATTGTCCGTGCTCGGGATCTCGGAGTCGTCGCGCAGCGGGTTGAGCTGCACGCCTGACTCCGCACCGAGCTGTCGCGTGAAAGCGGTGGTCATGTCGTCACTCCTTGGCAGTGGCGCCGGACTTGCTCTCACCGGCCGCCGGCCGCGCGTCGTCCGTGCCGGCGTCCGCCGTCGGCGCCTTGCCCTTCTTGCCCTTGGCCGCGGTATTCGCATCAGTCGAGGCTGCGCCTTCGACCTCCGTGAAGGTCAGCGCATGCGGGTAACCGTTGAGCTCGGCGATTTGCTCGATGCTCGAAGTGACACGGTGGAACAGATCGAGGTTGACGATCTCCACCACGGCCCGGCTCTCCGCCGTGTTCGCCACATGCTTCAAGAACAGGCCCGGCACTTCGGGAAACACGACGTCGCGCGGCATGAGGTTCTGCGCGAGCACTTTCAGTGGGAATGCGGCATCACCGAACACTTCGGTCACCGCGTCGTTGGCGTCCTTCCCGGTCAGGGACGGAGCGCCGATTTCGATACTGCGCGTCATGATGAAGGCTCCTTTCCTGGCTTGGGATTACCGCATATCGGTGACGTTGATGATGGCGCACCCACGCGCAGACGGCTCGTGCGGGTTGGTGGAGGTGAAGTTGCGGGCATAGAAACCAGCTCCCTCACGGAGGTCGTCGCCGGCCAGCAGCGGCTTGACGGTCGGCGGCACCGCATCACCGAGCACGACCGGATTGCGTGCCACGTCGGTCGCGCGTCCCACGCACAGGATTTCGCCGCCCTGGGGGCTTTCCTTCACCTGTTTCGGGCTGTAATACACCTCGTACTGGCCGAACAGCCGCCCCACGCGAAAGATGCCGGGCCGCACGGCGATGCCCGACGGCTCGAAAATGTCGTTGGCCAGCGTCAGCCACTGCGATGCGATGTCCTTCCCGACGTACAGGTGAGTGATGCCGTGGTTCATCGTGTCGACGGCCATTTGCTGCGACGCCTTCGCCAGGGCAGGCCCGAAGTCATGCCAGATGTCGTTGCGCTTGAGCTGTGCCGAACGGTTCTTCCAGTCGAAGTTGTAGTCCGACTGGTTGTTGCCTGCCAGACGGCGGGCCTTAGCCAGCACGTTGTAGTGCCGCTCGTTGGCAAACTGGTTCTGGATCGCGATGACCGATTCGCTGTACGGGTCGAGATTCAGTTCGTTTGCCATCTGGGTGCGGCCGTCGATCGATTGACGGGTCAGCACACGCCACGGGTTCGCATACAGGCTGAACATGTTGACCGACGTGATGATGGTCGGCGTCAGATTCGGGCTGCGCTCGAAATCGATGAAGCCTTCGACCGACACGGGGATGCTATCGGGCATCTTGGGCGTGGTCGTCAAGGCGTACACACCGGTGTCGGTATTGACGGTGCCGCCGATCACGAAAGTGGTACCCGCCAGGGTGATCGAGCCATTGACTGGCGAATTACCCGAGCCCGCGCTATCGATGGGCTCCTTTGCCGCGAGGATGCCGTTGACGTACACCAGCGTGCGGCCACGCAGCAGCGGGACACCATCTGCTTTCTGGTCGCATGTGTCGCTGGTAGTTTGGCCTACGCTCAGTTTTCCGGAGACGGTGCCGTCTGCGCCAGGCGTGGTGGTGTGGATGCGCGCCGACGACACATAGGAGTCGCCTGAATGGGTGCCATCAAGCAAGTCGTTCTGCGCGTAAGCGCCAAAGCTGCTTCCCGCGTTGTGGCTCACGATGGCCAGCTTGGCTTCGTTCGACCCGATGTCGGCGGGCAAATAGTGCGCCCAGGGGACCGCTTCGGCGAAGGCCGTCAGAATCGAAACGACGGCTCGATTCGGTTGCAGCGAAAGCGGATCGTGGTGGACCGACGATGCGGAATCGAGAATCGAGCCATACTTGCGTCGGGCCGCCTCGGTCGTGGCATAAGCCAGGTGCAGCGCCTGTTCGGACACGTCGGCGGGCACGGACGTGCCGTGCTGCTCTTCGTAGACTCGTACGCCATCGAGAATCGCCTTGGTGACGAGCTCGCGCTGACCGTCGTCGGCACAATCGTCGAGAACGGCTTGAAGCTTGTCCGGAACCGCGGTGGCATTCTGGTTCAGCGCACCCGACATGAAGTCGTTGGCGGCAGCGGAATCGAAGACGCCGCCCTTGGTGGCGCCCTCCTTCAGGTTGTCGATGAATTTGGCTACTTCGGCCGTCTCGCGCTTGAAGTAATCCTGCTTGATGCGCATCGTCATGGTTTTGTGTCCTTTCGGCTGTTCAAACACTGGGCGCCGGCAACAGCCGACTCACAGGTATTCTCGAAGGGGCACGACAGCGTCCCGAGGGCGTTTTTCCGTCTTTCGCTACTCGCCTTCGCGCAGGTGCAGATCGTCGCGGCGGTTCGCGACGTAGCGGGTCGTGTACGGCGGGATGTTGGAGGTGGTTTCCGTGCCGACGATCTCGAACGCGAGCCGCGCCGGCTGTGGCCCGATCCCGAGCAGCAGGTACATCACGTCGTGCTTGCGAACGTCGAACCATTCATCGCTGCCCGACTCGCCCTCGGGCTGGATCAGGAAGCGGAACTCGTCTTCGGTCGACAGGGAGGCATCGTGTCGGCTCACGACGGGAGCCGGCGTGAACGGCTCGGCCAGCAGCGCGTAACCGTTGCCAACGAATTCGTACTCGAACTCCTCCTCGTCCATCGTGTCGAGCACGCCCAAGCCGCCCAGTGTCGGATTGCCGCCCACCGTCTCATCCGCCTTGCGCGTGATGACCTTGCGGAAGAGCTGACAGTTGAAGGTGTTGGGGTGGTTCATGATGACGTTGCGCGTCATCCGGTTCACTGCATCGGGCACATTGGTCAGCATCGGTTACTCCACCCTTTTGTCGATACGGCGAGCGATTTCGGTGTCGGTCATGCCGAACCGACGGAAGACGTCGAGATCCTGTTGGTTCACTCTGCCCGCCGCCATGGCAGCCTGGATCTTCCGCGTGGCCGGGCTCGCTCGCTTCGGCGGGCTCGCGCCGCTCGCCTTCGCCGCCCGCGTGAGCGCCGCCTTCTCCCGAGCGCGCTGTCGCTGACGCATGGTGGTTTCCACGTCGCGGATGCGGCTGGCCGGCTTGCTCGTCAGTTGCTCGGCCTCTTTCTGGGATGTCTGAACACGCACGCGGTTCTCGTCTTGGGCGCGCGCCTTGTCGATGAGACGGGCCAGGAAGGTTGGAACCGAGCTCGCGGACTCCACCTCCGCCATCACCCGCAGGATGTGCTTGCAAGCCACGCCGTGCAGGTTGGGGTTGCGGATCTTCGGATAACCTGTCTCGTCGCGGCCGGCGTTGAACTTCCCGATCGTGGCGATATAACGGAACCAGAATCGCCACCTTCCACAGTCGCACTCGATCTTCAACGGCTCGCGGCGTAACCACGCAGCGGACTTCTTCGCGTCCCCGCGCGCCCCCGACGCGGCCGAGGCATAGGACAGGAACTCAACGGTCACGTTGTGGTGCTGCACATCGGATTCCGGCCCGGCGTTCGTCATGAAGCGCACACGGCCGCCATAGGCCGCCACGGGCACCGCGAAACGAATTTGCTGGTTCGCCCGCGATCGGTCGTCGGGCAAGGACAGGTCGAGCACCTGCCGGGCGCGAATACCGCCCTTGTACTTCGCCTGCGCCGTGCGCACGTTGTGCCGGAAGGTCGCAAGGTCATCGTGCGTGAGCGGCCGGACCTCGCCACCCATGGTGGTGAACAGCAGCCGGTGCGCGTCGTAGTCGCCCTGGACGTCCTTGGCGTTGAGGATGACGGACTTCGGATGCCGACCGGCGGCCCGGCGCTCGGCGGCGTCTCGTGCGGCTCGGGCCTTGGAGTCAGCGGCAGAACCGCGCAGCTTCGGTAACCACCCGCCCGCGCCTGAGCCGCCCGGAGGCTTCTTACCGACCATCGCCAGACCCACTCTCGATTTGCGTCTTCATAGCTCCAAACTCTAAAATCAATGCGTCAGCGTCGTCTGGGGTAGCTGTTGTCGGCCCAGACCCATTTATCCACTGCCGCCGAACTACCTTTGGATACGCGGCCCTCACATCAAGTTCTCCTGGCCGCACTCTGCGTCAAACCAAACGAGATGGCGTGCCATTCCTGGATGTCGGCATGGCTATCCCTGCGCCCACGTGGGCGCATAGTCCTCGCGATAGTCAGCGATCGACTCGAAGCCTGTCCGCCGCTTGATGGCGAGCAGCCGCCCTTCATTCGGCAGCACGATGCGCTTCTGCGGTAGCGGCTGAAACGCCGAGTCGAGTCCGGCAGCCGCCATGACGGCCAGGAACTCGTCGCGCCGCCCGTAGACGCGCCGCGACACCAGCGTCAGATCGAAAGCTTCGTCCGGTCGCGTCTCATAGAAGATGGCTGCGGTGTCCCAAGCCTTCGCCGTCTCGGCGAACTTGCGCACCTCGCGATAGAAAGACTTCGCCGCCCGGGTGTCCTTGTCGAGCATCGGTCCTCCGTCAGATGGTGACGATGCCGCCCAGCGCCAGCCGCCGGAAATGGTCGGCGAGCTCGACCGCGCGCTCGACCGTTTCCGAGCGCAGCGCGTATTGGCACGTCGCGAGTGCCGCCACCTGGGCGCAGGTGATCGCGGCCGAGATCCGATACCGCGGCCCGCTCGCCTCGATACCGTCCTGCTCAATGGACTGCTCCGGGTTCGCGCGCGCTGCACGCTTTGCGAACACCAGTCGTGAGCTCTTGCCGTCGGCGGCAACGCCGGCTTTCAACGCGTAGAAAGCACCGATGGCGGCCGACAGATCCTCCTCGACAAACAGTGAATCGCGCGGCAGGTCGGGAATGTTGGTCAGCACGATGCAGTGATCCCGGCGCTCGGTGCGGTAGTCCGCTTCGGCACCGACGACCAGTACCCGCGCGTCTGCGTCATAGGCCGAAAACAGCGAGCACGCCTTGTCGCCGTAGCCGGCGAACGTCGCTTGGATCTGGATCACGTCGGGCCGCCTTCGTCTTCGGTGGATTCCGTGTAGGTGCGGATTTCAGCCTCACCGCCCCGCGCGCTGCCCTCCGCGCTATCTACGGTAATGGTCTGCACCAACGGGTATCCGGCTGGATCGTCTGTTCCTGGCACGCCCCTTCCGTCGTTCGGCTCGCCCGCAGCCGGCGCATCGAACAGCGGAATCTCGGCGTGGAGGTTCAGGTCGATCGCGAGAATCGTCAGGTTCTTTGCCTCGGTCTGGATCGACATGGCTGAGACGTCCGGCAGTTCGACCTGCACCGGCCAATAGACGTCATGCCCGGCAAAGTGATAGCGCGCCGTGAATCGGCGATTGGGTGCGGCGTCGAGGAACAGCGAGAACTGCGCAGCCAACGAATGCGCCGAAGGCTCGTCCGTCGCGAAGATCGCGATCTGGGCCCGGATGTCGCCGGCTACCGCGCGCAGGCCGAAGACACGCTCCTTCTCGTCACCGGGGATCGTCACCAACTCTCGATCGGCCACCTGGCGGGTGTAGTCTCGGTTCGTCGGCGCGTAGTCCTTCGCCATCGCCACGATGATCACCGGCAGTTCTGGCGGTTGGGTCACGGTGCCGGTGAGATCGCTGCGCATCAGCAGCGCGAGCATTTCCTCGGCCATGTCGATCATGCGGGACGGCGCCCAGAGAATGCTCGTGGCCAGGCCCCGTGTCACATACTGCTCAAGTGGCTTCGTGGTCGGTGCGAGAATCGCGTAGTAGCGCCCCATGAACGCGCCAAACGCGGCCTTGACGGATTGAAGCATGGCGGCGATCAGCGCGAGAACTTGCTGAGCAAGCGCCCGTATGCCGGCACGGTATCCGCCGGCCCGGCCACCTGCGGCTTGACGAACCCCGGCAGCGAGCCGGCGCCGCGGAACTCGGCAGCGTCGCGGCGCAGGCGCTCGAACGGCTCGACATCCACCACCATCGGCCTCACGGCCGCAGCGTCAAGCACCGCACCGCCGTCGATGCCCTTTGCCGCCAGCATGGACAGAAGTTGCTCGTTCTCGGCGCGCAGGTGCTCGATTGCCTCGCTGGCCTGGTCACGCTCGGCGTTGACCGAATCCAGCAGGCGCAGCACGCCGCGCAGTTGCTCGTCATAGATCGCCGCCTCGATGTCGTCGGGCGTCATGTCGTTGACGTCATCCAGCGTGTAGCCGCGGTTGGTCGAGTAGTTCGGCTCGAGGACGTAGTCGAAGCCGAAGAACTCCGGCCGCAGCGGATCGATGGCCGAGCTGAAGCCACCAACGCGGCCGGCGTACAGCTTGGCGGCCACTTGGCCGGGATCGTTGTTCAGGAACTCGGCTTGGTGCTCAATGGTGCCGTCCAGGCTCGCGCGCAGCAGCGTGGTCACGAGGGCGGGCTCGACAAGCGCCGGACGCCCATCGTCGAGACCGCCTTCGGCTGGGTTCATGCCGAACTTGATGCGCGGCCAGTGCCCGTAGTAGCCCGTCATGTCGCGGCTCTTCACGCGCTCCTGACAAGCAGGGCCGTTGATCGCATCGACGATTGAGCGGATGTCGAAGCTCCGCTCTTTACCGCGGAACTGCCGTCCGCGCTCCTTGAGGTTGTAGCTGATGATCGAGGTTTGCAT